AATGTGGAGATAGATGCTGGAGCTAATACAGGAAAAAAATTAAATCCAGAACTGCCAATTCCGTTTCCTTATGGAAGAAGTGGTGGTTACAATCTAAGTGCTTTGTCATCTAGAGGTGATGCAGCAAAACCTAATCCAGTTCAAGGTCCGCCTAGTCCTTTTTCTCCTGATCAAATAACTCCGACTAAAAGACCTTTTGCTACCACTGATGAAGTTGCTCTCAGAAGCTCTCCTGAAGGATATTATTTTGTTAATGCATCTGATAGAAAACTAGATATTCCAGAACGTATTTCTAATTTTACGTTTCCTAACTTAACAGAGGGTGAAATTATGGCATTAGATGATGAAGGATACTCATTTGAACCTAAAACTAATCCTTTATTTCCTGATCGAATTATTAAAAAAGCAAGTTTACCAGCCGAGTTACGAGGAATAGTATCTTTGAATACAGATTTAGATTATGGACAAACTACTCCCTTAAATGTATTACTAGAAAATACACCATTAGCTATAACAGCAAGAAATAGAGCTTTAAAAAAAGAAGAAGAAAAAAAACAAAAAGAAATAGCAGAGGCGAAAGCTTTTAAAAAGTTTAGAGAATCATTACCTTCTATTCGTGTAGGTGGTGGTTATAGAGGAGATTATGTACCTGTAGTTCCAAATTATGCTAAAAACTTTGCTCCAAGTTTACCTCCTTTGTATTAGAGAATTAATTAATGTACATAACCGATTTTTTACAAAAGTATAAAAAAGACTTACAGACTAGAGTGGATGATATAAGTATTTCCTTGACCAGTGGCAGTGCGTCTGATATTGGTCATTATAAAGCAATGGTAGGTGAGATACAGGGACTAACCTATGCATTGGAACATATACAAACCCTGCTAAAAAAGGTGGATGATGAGTCTAATAGTACCTGAGTACGTTCTTGCACAAAGGAACGCTAAGAAAAAAGCCGAAGAAGAAGCAAAAAAATTAAAACTAACAGAAAGAATACCACAGCCAACTGGTTGGCGAATATTAGTTATGCCTTACATGGGCAAAGAAAAAACTGAAGGTGGTGTTTATGTTCCAGATCCAGTAAGAGAAAGAGAAGCACGAGCGACAGTTACAGCGTATGTAGCTAAAGTCGGGCCACTTGCTTATAAAGATGTGGACAAATTTGGAGAGGATGGAGCTTGGTGTAAGGAAGGCGATTGGGTTTGTATTGGTCGTTACGCTGGTTCACGTTTCCAGATAGAGGGTGGAGAAGTTAGAATAATCAATGACGATGAAGTCATTGCAACCATTGTCGATCCAGACGACATCAAATCATACGGAGCTTAGTATGCAAGAAGAAAAATTAAAGGTTGAAGAAGTTGAGGAAGAGGGTCAAGAAATAGAACTTCCAGAAGAAAAGACTTCGGAAGACACCTCTATAGTAGAAACGAAAGAAGAAGAAAAAGCAGAGGTCGAAGAACCTGCTAAAGAAGAAACGGATGAATTAGAAAACTATTCCGATTCTGTAAAAAAGAGAATATCTAAATTAACAAGTAAATTTAGAGAGGAAGAAAGACAGCGACAGGCTGCAATTGAATATGCCGAAGCTGTTAAAAAACAAAACGAAGAATTACAGTCAAAGCTAAGTAAGTTAGATACAACTTATGTTGGTGAGTTTGATACCAGAGTACAGTCACAATCTTTGGCGGCAAAAGAGGCTTACAGAAAAGCTGTAGAAGAAAATGATGTTGATGCTATGTATGAAGCACAACAGAATATTTCTCGTATTGCTTTAGAAGAGGCTAGACTTGCTCAGATAAAAGCTCAAAGAGAAGAGCAAGTAAAAGCTGCCGAGGGTAAAGCAGTTCAAACTGAACAACCTCAAGCACAACCTCAAGCACAACCTAAACCAGACCCCAAAGCTGAAGAGTGGGCAAGTAAGAACACATGGTTTGGACAAGATCAGACTATGACATATGCAGCTTTTGGTTTACATAAACAATTAATTGAGGAAGAGGGGTTTGACGCAACGTCAGATGACTATTATACTGAGTTAGATAATAGGATTAGATCAGAGTTTCCACATAAGTTTCAAGAAGCTCCGAAAAAATCCTCAAGTCCCAGAGTCGCCTCTGCTGGGACAACGGCTTCTAAGTCGTCATCACCAAAGGGACGCAGAACAGTCAAGTTGACTGCTTCGCAGATTGCTATTGCGAAACGGCTGAATGTTCCGCTGGAAGAATATGCTAAATATGTGAAGGAGTAGAAACATGGCAGAAAAGAGAAAAACACGAGATAATGAAAGTCGTGCAAAGACCCCGGCAAGAAGAAAACCGTGGGCACCCCCATCAAAGTTGGCTATGCCAGATGCACCCGCTGGGTACAAACATCGTTGGATTAGAACTCATTTAAGAGGTGAGGATGATAAAACGAATATGCACGCAAGACTTCGGGAAGGCTGGGAGCCAGTAAGAGCGGATGAGTATCCAGAAGCAGGAGATATGTATCCAATTATTGAAGAGGGTAAGAATGCAGGGGTAATCGGTGTAGGTGGTTTAATGCTTGCTCGAATACCAGAAGAAACGGTAGAAGAAAGAACTGAATATTATCGGGACCAGACCCGCAACCAGATGAAAGCCGTGGATGAAAACCTAATGAGGGAACAACATCCCTCGATGCCGATCCATAATGAGAGGCAAAGTCGTGTATCTTTCGGTGGGAAACCAAAGCCTACCGAGTAACTATAATGAAGCAATAAGGAGCTTAAAATGGCTAATGTAAACGTAAAGTTTGGGTTAAAGCCGATTAGTGTTATTGGTGGTGGCATCAATTCTACTAGTCAGTATTTTATCAAAAGCGATGCTTCAGCGATTTTTCAAGGTTCTCCAGTTGAAGTCGAGTTGACAGGTGGGACCGCAGCAATCATAACAAGTGCCGATGGAGATGGTAAACAACTCCTAGGTGTTTTCGGTGGTTGTGAATACGTTGATGCAACAACAGGTAAATTAACCTTTAAAAATACATGGGCAGGGTCAGGTACTGCCGATACTAACCACGATATAAAGTGTTTTATATATGACAATCCAATGCAAAAATTTATTATTGCATCAGATGGCACAAACACTGATAAGGCAACTGCAAGAGCAGATATATTTAAAACAGCACAACTAGCTACAGCTACAGCTGGAAATACCACAACTGGTCTTTCAAGTGCTATGATTGATATATCAACAGCGGAAGCATCAGATCCTTCAAACCCTCTAATGATTGTGGGTATTCATGAGGATGTGACAAATGCTGACCACTCTGCCGCAGGTATCTCTTATATCGTTAAAATCAACAATCATGTGTACGCCTCTTCTAGTGGTGACGCTGATGCTGCTATATCATAAGGAGTCTTAACTATGGCAATTTCAAGAGCACAACTCGCCAAGGAATTAGAGCCGGGTTTAAACGCCCTCTTTGGTATGGAGTATAATAGGTATGAAGGTCAACATGCAGAAATCTTTGACACCGAGTCATCAGACAGAGCGTTTGAAGAAGAAGTAATGTTGAGTGGATTTGGAGCTGCACCCACTAAATCAGAGGGTAACGCAGTAACATTTGACGATGCAAATGAGGCTTATACTGCAAGGTATAACCATGAGACAGTTGCAATGGCATTCTCAATAACAGAAGAAGCCGTAGAGGATAACCTTTATGACAAAATCTCTTCTCGTTATACAAGAGCACTTGCAAGATCTATGGCACATACTAAGCAAGTAAAAGCAGCAGGTGTATTAAATAATGCATTCGATACTACTGTAACAGGTGGTGACGGAAAAGCATTATGTGTAACAGATCACCCATTAACAAATGGTGGAACTTTAGACAATGTTGCGGCAGCAGATCTTAACGAAACATCTTTAGAAGATGCATTGATTAGCATTGCAGGTTTTACAGATGAGCGTGGATTAATTATTGCTTTAAGAGGCATGAAGTTAATTATACCTCGTCAGTTACAATTTGTAGCAGAAAGATTGATGGCATCAAATCTAAGAACAGGAACAGCAGACAACGATGTCAACGCTCTGAAGTCAACTGGTATGTTACCAAATGGTTATGTC